AGATCCCCAATTAACATTTGAGGGAGCAACTCCTGCGTTTTCACAATATTGATATTGTGATAAATATGCCATTAGTTTTCTTTTTGTTCTTCCATTTGTTCTTGTTCTGCACCAAACTGTGCTTCTTGAATATCTCTTATAGACATTCCTGCATATTGCAAAATTTTAAACACTAAAGAAGTTTCATCATCTCTAGACAGTTCAAAGTCTTGATAGTCTGCATTGCTCTGGTTAAATGCTGGTTCTCCGTTTGCTACGTTTAAATAAGTCCAATTAGGATCTTTAGGGTAGCGGATGTACTGAGCCTCAATATCTGAAGCTCCGTTAAATTGCGCTGGATAAATAGTGATAAACATACCTTCTAATGAATAAGCTGGATACGTTAACGAAGGAGCGGTTAAATTTGCATTGTTCAAAAGAGTAATTTGGCTATTAGAAACCTTCTCCGCTTCTCCTTGGTATACCCCTCCAGTAGAACACAAGACTTTATTAATTAAATAATAATCATCTCCTGTAGTAGATTGAGAAGGTAAAAAATATTGGTTAAGTAAGTTTTGAGTTAGAGTTTTGGTTTCTGAAAATAAATCAATAACCTCCTCATAACCTTTTCTAATATCTGCGTAACCAGTTCCAACCAGCCTTGCGTTTTCTTGGTTTATCAATTGATTGTATTGATAAAAATAATCATCAAATATGTCTAGCTGAGCTTGTTTTGCAAATAAATTAAAATCTTGCGGCGATATATAACCGTAGTTGTTCTTATTAAGTATAGCTAAAACTGTATTTCTTACAGAATTTATCATTGGTATTCTTTTACACAAAGATAAGTAAAAAAAAAAGAGGTCAATTTTTCATGACCTCTCTTTAAATGAACTATAAAAAATGAATAAAAGATTAAGTAATTGCCACTCCTGTAACAGTCATATCATCTTCTAAATCAACCGCTACAGTCGCATTAGTCCAGCTAGTTTGAGCAGCTGTAACCATTGCGGTGTTGACGTTTTCAGCAAAACCAGAAGTTAAATTTGTCCCAGTTATTGCTATATATTTAGCTCCGTCCATTAAATAAATTCTTGCTGCAGTAGACGAATTAGTCTCTGCATATAAGATTTTATCTATATTGATGTGTACGTTTGCCGCATCTGCCGAAGAATTAATAGTAATATATTTTGCCATGATTAATAAAGTATTAAGTTATAAAAAGTTTTAAATTTCAAGATTACGCTATTGTTAAAGCGGTCACCGTCATGTCATCCTCTAAATCAACAGGGAATACTACATTTGTCCAGCTCGTTTGTGCAGCAAGCACTAAAGCTTTATTTACGTTTTCACCAAATCCTGAAGTCAAGTTAGTACCTGTCACAGTAATTTTTTTGGTGCCATCTTGCAAGTAGATTGTTCCTTCCGTAGAAGAATTAGTTTCTACATAAAGAATTAAATCTATGTTAATGTGTGCATTTCCAGGATCCCCAGAAGTGCTAATTGTAATATATTTTGCCATGTTAAAAAATTTATGGGTTAAACAAAAAACAAAGATACGTAAAATACAAATACGCTTTACTGCATGTTTTTAGCCAATCCAGACAAATGCTTTAATACTTCTATCCCATCTTCCGACTCAAAAAAAGAAGCCACCATATAAATAGGGTCTTCCCCATAAGGGACGTTTAACATTTTCTTTTTATTAGAAGGGGTATTAAACCACACCTCTTTCTTCTGATTTCTTAACTGTAAAATGTTTTTATCAAAAAATCCTTGTATAGAAGCATTCATTTTAAGCATAGGGTCTTGCAATAACATCATAAAATCTTTAGGTTGATTCTTTGCAAAGACAAGTATATCTCTTCTTAGCTCAGCCGTAGTCATTCGGGTTACGTCTTGCTGAAACAAGACACGCCCAACATTTTCTACCTCGTCTACAGATAATTGACGTGCTTCAATTAAAGCATCTACTTCCGTATTTAAATTGTCAACAATTTCTGAAGCCTCCTTTGCTTTGTCCACCTCAACATATATTCTTCCTTTGCCTGGATGATATTCTAAAAACTTCTGTAACACTTGATTGTTTTTGCGAACCGTTAAAAATCCGTCCTCAAATACAATAGGCTCTAAAATAGCATTATCATCTTGCTCATCTTGAAAGGGTGAGTTTTGATTTCTGGCATATCTTAAAGCTTTGTTAATTCCTTTTTTTTCGTCAAACCATAAAAGAGGAAATCTTTTAGTATGTCTAGACGCTAAGGTTAATGATAGGGGCGCTGTATCGCGCGTTAGTTTGTAGATTTTATCTACATATTTTGTAGTAGTTTTCATTAGATTAGATTTAAAATTTATAAAAAAAAGGGGAGCCCGAAAGCTCCCCGAAAAAATACTTATTTACTATTCTTGAAAGATAAAGAAGTTGTTCGCACCTAAAGTACAAACTGCTCTTTCAGACAAGAAATTCACTTGCATGTTATCCACATCACTTGTTCTTGCACCACCAGCAGAACCAGTAATCCAAGTTTTGTAACGTCTGTCTTCTGTTTCAGAAGCTCTATATCTAACATGTAAGAAAGGTCTCTTAGCGTTTTTACCAAGAATTTGGTCATAAACACTAGTTGATCCAGCTGGTACAAGTAGTCCGTTTACACGTCCTGAACCTGCTCCTGTTGGAAGTCCCCCTCTCATTGTTGGGTCATTTAAATATTTCCAGTCAGTTTTATAAAAGTCGTAACCTCTTCTGAAACCAGAGAATCCTAAATTTAACGCCATTTCTTCGTCATTGTCAAATAGACCGTATGATGTACCACCTGCTCCGTAAGAGTTTTGAGCGGCTAACATATCATCGATATCAAAAGCAAACTGTCTGTCAACGAATATTACGTTTTCTTCAATTGCTCCTTGCTTGTCAAGACGACTAATTACATTGTCAAAGTCTGCTAATGTAGTTGGGTTACCACCATCCCAGATATTTCCTCTGTTTTGAACAGCATAAAATATACCATCCGAACCAGCTCCTGGATCAGCAGCAGCACCTGAGCTACCTAAGATTGCTGCAGCACCAGAGTTTTGCTCTGCAGGTACAGCTTCAATCATTGCAGTTTCTAAATAATCATCAAATCTAAGTCTTGTTTCATGCTCAGATTTTAAATACCAAAGGTATCCTGTTGCTCCATCTTCAGTAGTAATTTCTACCCAGCCAATTTGAGCCATATCAGATCCAGATACATTGTAAGTATCTTTAATGATAATAGGCTTATTGTCAAAGATGAAGTCGTTAGATTCAAGAGAACCTACCATTCCAGCAGTTCCTTTCTTAAATTCTGATCCGTAAATAAATACAGTAACGTCTGAATTCCCTACACCTGTTCCTGCAGTTACCATTCCACCGCCTTCATAAAAGTCTGCTGTAAATTGGCCTCTACCACCGGCAGCATTGTTTACTGCACTTACGACAGCTTTGTTTGAACCAGAGCCGTCATTTTGAACCACTACAATAGTTTGTCCAACTCTAACAACTTGTTCTGCTGCAGTAGGGTCTAGCACATCGTTTACTTGAAACGTCACTTGGTCAGCGCCAGCTATACCACCGCTTCCTACTTGAGTATATTTAGTATGTAATCTACCTTGTTCTGCCCATTTGATAAGGTCAGAGTTAGTAGGCATCTCTGCTCCTACCATACGTAGGAAAGAAGAGATTGTTCTGTTACCATAACGCTCGAATTCTTTTTCGTACGTATCAGGCAAATATTGATTCAACCAATCAAAATCTGCATTGGTTAAATAGTTTTGAGCTGTAGGAGTTCTTTCTGAACTCGGCGTTAGCGCAAATGTTGGAGTCGATTTTACTTGTCCAGCCATAATATATAATTTTTAATTAATTTTAAATTTAACTTCGTTTTACACTTTTAATTTTCAGTCCTCTACTCGAAGGTTGAGATACTGATTTAACTTGCATTCCTCCTTTAGTCGATATTTCTGGTGTTGTGCGCTCAGTCATATTTATATTTTTAGTCTTACGCATAACATCTTCAGTCGCATTTGATTTGCCCTGATCATAAAAGAACTGAGCAAACTTTTCAGGATTCATTGCTATAGCTAAAGAGCGGTGGTATCCTGCGGCGTCTTTAAGCATCCCTCCTTCATCCAAGAATTTTTTTATAAAATTCATTGGAGTGTCTTGAGCTTTTCTTAAATCAGCTGGGCTACCAGGAGAAAACATTACTT